AAAGATCCTATATTATGTGCATTATCTCAGAAGTAATTAAATAGTTGAACATTTTATATTGTTTTCAATATATTTATTATTTAAATAGATTCGATAATTTCTTTAAAATCTTTAAAATCAAATTGATAATCTGATTAATTCCATTTACATTGATTTTATCATTTGAATCGCTTGTATCGTTTGAATCATCTTTTTTAATTTCTTCTTTGATTGGATTTGATGCATAAAAGCTTACATCATGATATATTACATTCTTGTCCAACGGATTAGATGTATACTGATGCATTACACCAACACTTGATTGGTCTGATTGAATATTACCATCATTTGTACCCCAATTTGCTACCCATAAAGGATAATCTGTATCAACATAATTTCCAATCCATGAAGTAGAAGTATAAACACCTGTGTAGTATCCTTTTTCTTTTAGAATATCGCAAAAGATTTTACAAGATTGTGTGCATCTTTCTTTTGTTAATACACCGTTTTTCTTTTTATATCCATCTTCATCTTCCATATCAAGCCAAACACCTAATTGTACATTTTTATCTTTGATTAAATCTAAAATGTAATTAGCCTCTGCTTTGGCTTGTTCATCATTTAGTGCGTAGTCATAACAATACACACCATAAGGAACATTTGCACTTTCACAAGCTTTTACAAAACTTTCAAACTTCTTATCTGTGTTATCACTATAGCAAGCTCTGATAATTACAAAATCATATTTTGATACGTTAATATCTGTGTTGTGTTCTGAAACATCAACACCGTATCCTTTTACGTTCTTTTTGTAATCTGTTGTTGGTTTAGAAGGCTTAGAGTCATCTTTCGTATCTTCCTTAGTATTTGTATTAGGGGCGGTAAATGTTGCCCACATTTGCGTTCTATCCTCTGTGGCGGACACTGCGACAAATACTTTTCTGTCACCTTCTTTATATACAACATATCTGTGCCCATTGCCCACATATTTCCAATAATAGCGAACTGAATCATTAGTATTATATGTTTTGCAAACCTCACCTTTTGGTGAATCGTAACGCGCCCTTACACCATCTACTGTGAATGTAGCGATACCATTTTCTTGTGTTAGGGTAATTGATTCGGTAGGTTTTTGTTCTTCAATAGAAGTAAATGTTGCCCACGGTTCTGTCCCTTGCTCATTTCCATTCACTGCCACAAAATAACGATAGCTTGCACCATTTGCTTGATGTTCGACCCATGAAATATATCGATGCCCATTGCCAACATATTTTTGCGTATATTCTAGTTTTGCCCCTTTTTTCAATGTTTCTGCTACGATTCCATTTGGTGTATCTCTTCTTTTCTGAATGTCATACATTAATGTAGCATAGGCGTGCTCATCTATTAATTTAGATTCGCTATAATCATTGTGTTGAACTTGATTCACGAAACATTTTGGCCTAAATGATGTATCGTATGTGGCACTATAAGGAAATTTGCATAGAGTAAATACTCCATTTGCTCCACCTTGATTTTGCCCTAAGAACCAACCATAACGACCATCAATATCTGAATCAAATATTGCGACATGACTGGATGGTGTAACATTTGGTACTTCTTTAAATATTACTATATCACCACTTTGCAATACTGATACTTCATTACAGAAATTTAAAATTCCATTTGTCCTTCGATATATCCAAATATCTTTGGCATATCCACTTACTGTGCAGTTAACTACTGGGTAGCCTAAATACATTAAATATTTTGCTCCCCCATCCCAACACTGAGCGCCATAATATCCATCAATGTCGAATGCTTTGCCGAGAACTTCTCTTTTAAAATCATTATAATTCATTTCTTAATCTCCTTTCTCTATATAGAAAAAGGCACTCAATTTGAGTACCTTATCTATCAATTAAATAATTCTGTAAGTTTTCTTTTGCGTTAGATAGTTTATCCTTTGCCTCACTCGATTTGTCTTGTATATCATAGTCTGCTAAAGCCACTAGCATTTGCATTGTGATTTTTTGACCATCATCATTTTTGTTTAATCTTTTTTCTAGCGCAATAAGTCTGCGATTATCATTATCCAAAAGCTCATCGTTTTTATCAATTCGCTTTTTTAAATCTTCACTTGGCTTTTTGATTTCTAGAATGATTTTGTAAACAGTCCACAAACTAGCGATAAAGCCACAAGCTCCTAAAATCTGAGATGATGTGATTGTGAACTCTTGCATAACTGTTTACTCTCCTTCACTTTGATTGATTAATTTTGTGAACATTTGGTGTAATCCTGTTGAGGATAAACCACTGAATAAGCCACTTAAAATAATTTGTGGTGTAACATCCATGTTAATCCATAATGCAATAATTACACCTAAAATAGCCATTACTAAAGGGATGTATTTATTATCAACGCTTGGCATTGACTGCTTAATCACATACCCCACGCATAAACAAATGCCAACGATAATTACATTGCAATAATCTGTTAAAAATGAAATATCCATATTCTTTTACTCCTTTGTTTGTTCTATATTTGTAAAATTGTGAATCACATATACATCATCTGATGCAATACTTTGTGATTCCTTTTTAATCAATAATCCATTATCTGACATACAGTTTTTCAACCACACATTACAAATTGATTCGTTCTTGCCTAAATATCCTAACTTGATTGATGCATTTTTATAGTTTCCATAAAATTCACAACCATTGAAAGAAATATAAAGGCTTTCTTGATTTGCATTATTGTGTAGCAACCACGCATAGAATCCATCACTAAAGAATGAGCAATCTTCAAACTTGTATGTGCATCCACTAGATGTACCGATACCAATACTTGCGTTAGATTTCCAACCACCTAAAACATTACCATCATGAATAAAGCAACAATTGATATATTCATGATACATATTGTCATATTCTGAATTGTTATTCGTTTCATCGTGAACGCAATATCTTGCATTGTGGCAATCAATAGTTAAATTCTCAAGTCTAGTGTTTCCATACACCTCTAAAGGACTAATACACGTTGTAGTATTAATATTTGATACATTATCATTCGGTTTATATTGCAAAACCACATAACCATTCCCAATAATTGAAACATTACAAGGCACTTTCAAGCCTAGTCTTACATGATTAGTATCTGTGATGATATTTAAATAAGTTGCACCACCTAATTCTTCTAAAATATCATATACACCACTATAAATATGCACTTCATAGTGGTTCATATCCGTTGCATCTTTGATTGAGTTTAAAGCCTCTTTTAAGGTTGTATAATCCCCATTACCGTCTTTCTTTACTGTGATGATATTAGTAATGCGTTGTGTGTTTAATCGCTCTAGATTCGCTTTAAAACCATCATCAATAGCTTTTTGCGTTTCTGTGGTTCTGTACTGTGCTAAAAGCTCTGTATTAATGTATCTGCCTACAGATAAATGATTATCATACGCATATTTTGAATCATACATAAAATAATCATTATGATTTGAACCAACAGTAACATATAGTGTAGCGTTGCCATCAAGCACCAATTCACCGCAATATTTTGTACTCGTTGAATCCGTAACACGTGTGATAGTTCCACCTTTGTCAATCCACGAAAAAAACCCATAAACATTATAAAGATAGTATGTACCTTTTGGTAATGTGATAGGTTTCATGATGTTAGCAGTTGCGTTTGATACCTTGGCAATACTACCACTTGAACCATTGTAATATTTGCCACTCTCTGCCTCTTCTAGATACTGTTTTACATCATAAAAGGTATCATGACATAGATTGTATAGCTTTTAAATTTGTGCTCTTAATGCCACTCCTAGACTCTCATATGATGTACCATCAAATCCAACTCTAGAATCAATAACCTCATTGTCTGCGGTTGGTGTAGCGTTTGTTACAAATTGTGCTAACTCTGATGTAAGGCTTGCAATCTGATTTTTTAATTCTGAATCATCGTAATTGAATAAGGCTTTTAATTTTTGGACTAAATCATCTGTAAAATCATTACTTGATAATCCTTTACCTTGTTCAACATTTACTTTGCTATTTAAAGCGTTTGCTACTGTGCTATTTGAAATAGGGTTGCTTGAATCTGTATTTAAAGCTCTATCGACTTGCATTGCTTTTAATACTTCCACTTTCCACTTGCCTAAAATGTCCGCACTTGTATTGACTACTTGCTCAACATTCTCGATAGATGCACTGATTTGTAATTGTGAAAAGACTTGTGTTTGCCATTTATACACTACTTCTTCATTTTCAATACAAATGAACTTGATACTGAATGATAATACATCTACAAATGATGTTGCATTACTTGACACAAGCCATGAGAAAAGCACGGACTCACCATCCGTGCTTAATTGCTTATCCTCGACTAAATACAAGCCTTTATTTTCTCCGTTTAAATAATGGATTTCAATTCTATCACATAAATCCATATCATGACCTTCAATCATGCGTGGAACTTCAAATGTTAAACGCTCTGAATTGTGGTCACCTTGTACTAGTAGATTTTTTTAAATTCCATCACTTTTAATGATGTGTGTTGTTGCATTAATAATATAGTGTTTATCTGTATCATAAACTTCATGCTTGTGACTCATTTTTTAGCTCCTTTGATTGTTCCTCAGTAAGCCAACCAATAGATACAAACATATCTAAATTATCATTAGTAAACAAGCCTAAATTATAGTAATCTTTAATTAATTCAAAACTCATACTATTTCACCGCCTTTAGCTCTGCTTTTAACTGCGCAATCTGTAACATTAATTGAGCATTGATTTTTTCTTGCTCAGTTGGTTTTGATTTTTGTGCGGTTGGTGTAGGCTTATCTTTTTCGGCAATCTCAACAACTGCTCCATCAATATATTTATAATTGTATCTTCCTAATTCATCATACAAGGATTTCTCTAGATACTGACTTTGAGCGTGTGCGTATTTATCACCTTCACCCTCATCAATATTTGTCATTCCTTGAATTTCATCATCTGTTAAGAAAATTTCTGAATCAATTAATGTAATACATTTATCTTCATTTAATTTGACATATACCTTATACATTTTTTTATCGTTCCTTTCTAAGCGTAAATTTCTGCATCAAATTCAACGTAACTGCCTTTGTCAAATATTAATGTTATATTTTGTTGAGTCACATTTGCAGGAGCTGTCAGAATTGTAATCTCTGAATACTCAGTCAATGTGAATGTTGTATCATTACCGAAATTAATTTTCGCATATCCGTTGTAGTAATAAATCCAATAGCTTCCAACGCAATTAATGGTAGGCTTCGTACGCATATTTGCCAAAGTTTCGCATCCAAAATACATTTGTGTTGTTAAGTAACCATTTAATGGCGTATTTACAACATTATAATACATCATACAACTTTGTAATTCTTTACTTGGATTTGGTGCATCAAATTGTGTAGCGATTGAACCTTTTTCTAACTTTACCCACTTCAATGTGATACTAGCACCTTGCTTTAATTCAAAACTTGCTTGTTTCAAATCTGATAAAGTAATTTTATTTAATCCTTGTTTTACTTTAATTCCTTTAGCTTGACTATATAAATATACATTACCTGTTACTGATGTAACTTCACACGATAGCGTACAAGCTCCTTTAATCGTATTTTCTAATAGTTGCTTAAACCATACACTGCTACCATTAGTTGATAATGATGTGATAGTGACTGTACCATTACTATTTACTACTACTTTAGTTTTTGCACTCATCCATCTATCTACTGTATATTTGTTCGTCAATGTATCGTTGTTATATGTTGTCTTACCTCTTTGGTTAATAGCAAAGTTACCATTAATAATTTGATTTTCATTACTCAAATTATATGCGATATTTTGATAATCTGAATAAATTGTATCGCATACTTGTGTAACTGAATCGATTACCGTACCTCTTAAATGAACTGCATACATAGGTAATTCACAAGTAGGTGCACCATTGTAAATATCACCATTAGTGTAATTTGGCACTGATTCACTTGTTCCTTTAATAACCGCTAACACGTGCTTTTCATTGATTCCATCCGTGGTAAATCTAGCTACGATTAAATCTGTTCGATTGACTCCACTTGTACCATTTTGAATTGAAATTGATTCTGTACCTTTGATTCTTAAAAAACGTCCTTTATTGATTAATAGTCCGCTTTTAATCTTAATTTCATTATTTGATTGGATTTCTGCCTCACAATTATTATCAAAGTTATAGATACCACTATATCCATATACACCTTGATACATGAATCCGTGTAATTCTGCACTTACTTGTGCTCCATTAAGGTTAATATTTTCTAACATTCTTTCACCTCTTCTATATAAAGTTAAAACCATATATTGCGGTAATTGGCTTTGGTGATACAGTTGTACCGCTCAACAAATTAGATGTAAATGTGATTACATTTGAACTTGTAGAATAATTGCCAATACTTACCGACCATATAGCGTTATTAATCATTGTATTTGCATCATGATAAACACCACAATTATATGCTAACGGATATTCAAAAGGGTATGTTGTGGCATTACCATTTCCGCTTGGTATTCTCCACACCATCAATCGTCTTTTTGTTCCGTTATCAACTGTTTCAAATATCAATCCTATGAAGTTTGATATATTTTGAGATAATGTTACTTGACAAGTTCCACCCTTTAATTGCGTTGAATACAAGCTAGTCAAATTCATGTTCATGTTTTTACTAGATAGTTTATCCAATCTTTGTTTATCTTCCGCACTTAATAATCCATTACTTGATTGTGTAGCAATTGCGGTACTAGCTTTACCGTTCCACTTACTTTTTTCTGAATCTGTGACAAATCTATGCGAACTATCTTGCGTAATCATACTGGCACCATGTGTACTTGGATGTGTATAGTTGTTTGCATTGTTTGCAATTCCATCTAGCTTTGTTTTATCGCTTGCACTCATCAATCCATTTGCACTAGTAGTTACCACTCCATACGTTGTATCTTGCGTTGTTAGCGTGCTATTTTTTCCATCACCTTTTGTAACTGTCAATGTTCTTCCATTGACTGACAAGCCTTTTATATACGTTGTATTTATTTGTTGACCTTGTGAGTCTTGCGTGGCTTTTGTGGCGCTTGCGACTGATTTGTTTTTGTCTGCCGTATTATCCACATTTCCTAAACCAATATCTGATTTTGTATGCGTGTGTGATTTTAAAGCAAACACATTTTTCAATTTTGCATAGAAATTTTTTAATTGTGTTGTATCAATTAGCTTATTAGCCATACAATCACCGCCTAACTAGTGAACATTGAATCAATATCTGTGGAAGTTGCGATTGTGTAGCTTGTTTTGTCCATGTAACCACTCAAGTCCACTGTTCCGCTTAATACATCCCATTCAGTTCCTGTCCATACTACGTTATCACCTTTTCTGATTCCATGTGAGCTATCCGCACTTTTCACATTGTACGAATCACCGACTGTCTGACCACTAGTAGGTAGATTAGCGTATGTATCCACTGAACCTTTAAATTTATACATACTTGAAACATCACTTTTCAATGCATAATCTTTTAACATAACTATAATGTTATTAGCAGTTACATAAGACATATCATTATTAAATTCTGATACTTGAGTAGGAATTTCTGCTTTTTTAACATAAGTACTATCATTTGTAAGTTGTGATGTTCTAGTTGGAACTGTCACATTTACCGCTTTAGATGTTACGCTTAAAGCAGTTCCATTAACCTTTACGCTTTCAATAACATTCGCTTGAGCACCACTTGCAATACCACTTAATTTTGTTTTTTCTCCGCTTGTATAGTCATTTGTTGACAATCCTTTACCGCTTACTTGTTTGACAAAAAGTTTGTCTAATTGTTGTTTGAAATAATTCAATATTGTTGAATCAATTAGTTTGTTTGCCATTTTTTTCTCCTTCATTCTGTAGAATAAAACATATTGTCTATATCATTTTCGTTTGCATATTCTAAATCAACTGAGCTACCATCAATACCTAAATCCTTTGTGGTTAAATCACCAACAATTTCAACACCATTGATTTTTGGTTTTTGAATTAGATTGTTATAGTATTTTGTACCAATAGAATTTATAACAGTTTCATTTTTTTGTCTTGGTAACATTTCCGTACCTACACCATATGATATATCCACATCATCATTATTGATTTTTAAAATTTTTTGTTGAATTGGTTGTTTAAAATTGATTCCTGTTACATTTTCTTTAGCACTTACAATATCAAATAACTCTGCATTATCTGATTCAAAAGAAATATCTAAAGAGTCTGTTGTTTCTAGTTCTTCAATCTTTTTTTCAACATTCTCCATTAATTTATCTCGTGTTTCTGATGATGTATCATCATATTTATATGTTTTTCTGTAAATACCTTTGTAATAAGCCTCTGATTCATCCTCAACCCAATTTCCTACCGCATTTTTATACAAGTTTATTCTTATTCTATCAGTCAATTCTCCTTGACCTAACGCAAGAATGTGATTGTATTGTTCATCTGCGGTTTCAACCACCATGTTTAATTGATAGTTCTTATCATATTGAATTTTATCGCTTAAATCTTTAACTAGATTTGCTTTAAGATGTACACGACCATCTTCTTTATGTGTGATAGATAATCTAGCACCGCCTGTATTTAATACCTTCTCACAAGCCTCTAATAGGTTTATATCACGTACCGAATAATCAACTTTAATAGATACATCTTGTATATCATCAACTACGAACAAATCATCAAATCTTTCATCAATCATTGTATTTAGTGCTTCATTAGCTCCACAATTCAATACAAGATATGCATTTTCTGTTGGATTAGGTGGTTGTACATATTCTTTCTGCAATAATCCTCTAAAGGTGTAACCTTTAAATGTTATTTTATCATTTGCGGTATCAACCTTGATTCGTTTTACAATTCCACCATATTCTGTACCTTCACAATAAAATAATGAACCATAAGTAAATGAACTATCCCATAGTTCCATATCTAGGGATAGCTCAAAATCGTTAGTAGCAACATCATATTTTCCAATCTCTAAATCAAGTGTAGGATGCTTTAAGATTCCTAGTTCTTTATAGTTTGGATTCGTATAAATTAGCTCCATCTTGGTTCACTCCTATACTCAATAATCATAATATCAAGCTTGATTGTGTCGTTCACACTAACAACATTTTGCCCAATAGGAATTGGTTTAAAACAGTCATATTTTTTATTTCTTAGATTGAATATATTTGTTGCATTTCCATAACTATCAAATTTATAGATTGTTTTTTCTTTTGTGTCGATTTCATAAAACTCATTTTCTTCAAGCGTTACATCTTCAACAGAATAAATATTATCACCGATACGGATGATAGGACTTGAACACGCACCATATACTCTGATTATCATATCGCTTTCAATAAATGCGTTATTATTTAATACTGCATTGTTAATAAAATCATAATAAATGTACGGATAAGTCAATGTATATTTACACGCATCACCCATCGATTCTGATTTTTTAAAGTTGAAACTATGCAATGTTTTTTTAAGCCATTGTGCCTCATCTGTTACAATATCAAGACTAATATTTAGTAATTGTTTAGATGTTGTGTATGTGCTCTTAGTGCTCTTATACGCATAACAATATAGATTGTAATCATTAATTGTAAAATACCCTTTATTTTGAGTCATTACATCAATATCAAAATGTTCATAAAATTTGTTCTTGATTTCATTTGCTTTGCTTTCATCACAATAAAACACAAAAGGAATGGTTTTTGTTACCACTCCTTTATAAAAGCGCTTAATGCGGTTTGCATCTGAGGTTGTATAACTCCATTCATAATCACGTAACTCATTTTCATTCGCAAAAATGCCTAAACTTAGAAAGTCTAGTGTTTCACCTTTTGAATTTGTATGTGTAAATTTATCAAGCATACTTTCTCACTATCCTTCCTACCTCACGATTATCTAACACTACACTGAATGAACCATCACTCAACGCTTGTACTAGAATATCATGTAACTTGTTATCATCTGTCAATCTAGCATAGATTGCTTTTAATACATTCAATACTTCTTCGTTGCTGCCATTAGTAGCCTCTTGAATCATGTCATAAAGTTTTTGCTTTCCACTAATAACTTCTTGACCGCTTTCACCACCACCTAATAATTGTCCATTGTTGGCTTGTCCAAAAATAGTTGGCTTGTCTAAAATATAAGGCTCGTCCATAGCTTTTTTATACCATTGAACGCTAAAGCTTGGTAGTGAGCCTTTACCACCAATACCAAATGGTGCTTTACCACCGTTTACACTGATGTGTGGTAAATTCAAATGAGGTAAACTCCAACTAAAATTGAATGCGTTTTTGATTTTATCAATGCATTCTTTAACTACTGATACTGCGGTCGAAATAGGGGTTGTAATTGCAGTTTTAATACCATTCCAAATAGATGATACTGTGCCACTTAGTGAACTAAACGCATTTGATACACTACCATTGATACCATTCACAACATTTGAAACGATGTTTTGAATACCATTCCATATAGAGCTTGTGCCTGTACTTAAATTTGTGAATATTGACGATACACTAATATATACAGATGTAATAATACTTACAACTGTATTCTTAATTGCTTGTACAACATTTGAGATTGAGCTTTTAATACCATTCCAAATTGTAGAGGCTAGGTTTTTAATTCCATTGAATATACCACTGATTCCACCACTCATTGCGGTAAATGTGGCTTTAATACCATTCCAAATACCCGTGGCAATGTTTTTTAGTAATTGCCCCATGTTTCCAAATACATTGACTGCACCATCTTTGGCTTTTGTCAGTGAATTTTTTATAAAATCCTCTATATTTGTAAAAATCTTATTTACTGTTGATTTTAAGTTACCACCTAAACTAGTAATACCTTTTGAAATACCACTAATCAATGATTTTCCTAGATTCCACCAATTCACTGCATTCCATACATCAAATATAGCTTTAATAATCTGAGGTATATTTGCAATTAATGTTGGGATTGCTTGAATCAACCCTTTACCTAATTCAATAATGATTTCAATACCTTTAAATAGTATTGTACTTGCACTATTACTAAATGCATTTGCTAGATTTGATATGATTGTCGGTACTTTTGCAATAAGTGTAGGTATCGCATTTGCAATTCCTTTCGCTAATGAAACCAATAAATCCATACCCATTGATACTAACTGAGGTGCATAGTCTAATACTGCTTGTGAAAAGTTCAAAAGCATATCTAAAGCACTACTAATAATGCTCGGCAAATTCTGCTCGATTCCTTTACACATATTTGAAACCATTTGCTTGGCGGATTCCATAAATTTAGGTGCTCCGCTTGTAAATGCATTTACAATCATTGTAAAGATGGTTTTAACCGCTCCAAATAAGCTTGTGGCAAGACTTGGTAACGCTTGAGCTATTCCACTAATCAATTGACCTACTGCGCTTAAAAGCGTTGGTAATAAGTTTATAATCGTGCTCAATAACTGAGGGATTATCAACGTCATTACTTGTGGTATAGTTTGAAATGCTTGTTGTATTCTTGGGAATACATTATCAACCAATGTATTGAATGATGTACCAAATTGATTTGCTAACTCATTGATATTTTGTTTTCCATCTGACAATCCAATCATCAAGTTTTCCCATGATGCCTTGGTCATATTCATTGCACCTTGAATAGTTCCCATTGCCTCTTTTGCGGTTGTACCCGTGATTCCTAAATTGTTTTGGATTGCGTGAATTGCGTTGTATACATCTGCTAGGTTATTAATATCATATTTAACACCTGTTAGTTTCTCTGCATCTGCAAGCAAACGCTCCATTTCGGATTTTGTCCCCCCGTAACCCAATTTAAGATTGTCCAACATGGTATAGTTCTGCTTTGAAAAGCCTTGATAAGCGTTTTGTATGGATTCCATAGACGTACCCATTTTATTCGCATTATCTGCCATGTCAGTGACTGCCATATCTGCAACTTTGCTTGCCTCTACTGTATCACCTTGTAAGCCTTGCAATAATGATGCACTAAATGACGTAACAGTTTCCATGTACTTATTCGCACTCATACCTTGCTTGATATAAGCTTGATGTGCATTTTCCATTACATTGTCTTGTGCTTTGATAAGGCTTGCATATTTTCCTTGTACCTCTGATACTGTTTTACCAACACTTTGTGCGTATTGCTCAATGCTCATACCTTGAGCACCGAATAATGTTTCAACACCACCGACTAATTGCTCATATTCACCATAAGCATTTACTGCAAAACCTGTAATTGTTGAAATACCACTAGCACATAATGCTACACCTTTAGCGCACATTGTACCGACCTTTACAACCACACCGCCCAATTTTGAAAGTGCTCCGTTTCCTTTTTCTGATGCATTTTGAGCGTGTTGAGTTGTTTCGTCAATCTCTTGGTTGGCTTGTTGCCTTCCATCAACTCTTAGCCTTAAAATTAAATCTGCTAAATTCATGACTCACCTCTCTTTCTATTGAGGTTTTAATTCATTCATAACATTTAATGAGCTTCGAATAGCTCCCTCAATGTCAATATTTATATCTTTATGTTCTTTTGGTCTGACTATTTCTTTAAACTCTGAATAGTCTTTATCAAATCCTTTATAAAGCCATAATTTATAAATGCTTTCTTCTTGGATTTCTTTTAACATATCTTGTATAAACTCAAATGATTGGCCATTCACAATCAACTCATCAAATAGTAAAAAAGGACTTGCATAACGTTTAAATAGCAAGTCCATAAATTTATTTATTCCGACTCGAGCGACTGTGAAACTAGTGAGAAAAAATCTGAAAAATCATCCTTTTGGAATTTAAAATAATCTTGCATAAATTTAATAAATTCCGTTGCTTTCATACTTTTAATCTGTTCTTTCGTTAAGTTGGATGTACCCTCTAAAAATTGATAGATTTCATTTTCACAATCACCTAAATGATTCACAATCAACTCAATGATTGGCATTGCTAATTCATATCCTAATCTATCAACATTGATATTTCCTTTTTTGTCTGTAATATTTGCAAATTCAATATTTTTAGTAAGGTTTTTTACTTCTTCAATACCAAACTTTTTAATCAACTTAACTGCGGAAAAAATATCCGTGGTTTTAAATGGTTTAATTTCATATACGCTCATGTCTTAATACCTCTCTATACTTCGCTTACTGTCTTTTTATAAATATGCCATGGTAACACTGTTAAATCTGTTGTATCTAAACTTCCAACACATTCAAAAGTTGCCTCAACTGTGGCTTGTTCTTTGTTCTTTCCTTCCAAAGATAAACCACTTGTACAAATTGCATAATCAAATTTAATGATGATAGGTTCTCCGTCAATCGTATAACCGATAAATCCTAGATTTTCGATGTAATCTCCTTCATCAATCTGTGGCTTTGATACAATTTCATCAAATCCCGTAACTGTTGAATTACCTTTCTTTGTTCCTGTTGAAACCATAGCTAAGTTATCCGATGTGATTTCTGCTAGGTTTGTCGTAAGTGTAGCAGTTTCGCCCATCTTTACTGTTAAGCCTTTTGTTTTAACTAAGATTCCGTCAACTTCTAAATCTTTTTGTTCGGGTTTGATTTCAATTTTTGAACCACCATTTGTTGCACCAAAGACTCCGTCATATGTCCATTTGTTAGTGGAATATTTCAAGCCATAACATACAACACCACTACCTAACATAATATTACTTGCGGTTTTATCTGTAACACTGTGTGTTTTTCCAATTTCGATTGGATTATTTGCCATATTTTACACGCTCCATTCTTTTATAGTTAATGTGATTTCCATACGCTTAATCTGTTCATCTTGTGATGGTATCATTTGCATATGCTCATAATAAAAAGCGATACCATGACCGCTTTCTAACATTTCTGTATGATTCATTGTGATTTTTCTTATGATTTCTAAATCTTCTATAAGCCTTGAATAAGTACCTTTGTTAGTACCTGTTAATGTAAATACATATTCATGGTATCCTTGCTCATCTGAGCTATCTATTTCTTGATAGTCACCTTCCCAAAATGGAAAAGTTACAACATCATTTGCTAAATCTAAAGTATAGTTGATTCCATTGTCTGTTAATAGCTTATCTAGTGCACCTAAAAAATTCATTTAAGATACTCCTTTAATATATCTCTCATGTGTGATTCACACTGCTTTTTCATTCCCATAGCAGTGTTTTTTAAACCATGTGGATTTTTCTTTTTTCCTTTGGTAGTTCTCCAACCTTGTCTGCCTTTATTTCCTTCATACTCATATTTCCATGGGGATTGTCTACCACCATTATAAATACCTGTACCAAATTCTTCCCATATAGCGTTTTCTAAGGGTGAGCCAATAGTACATATATCACCCTCTGTTTTATGATACCAACTATTTTTTAAGTCCCCACTATCAACTCTAGTGTTGGACTTTACTTGTGATTCAATCTCTCCGCCACATTCTTCAAGTCCGTTAGTTATTGCTTGCTCAATAGCTTGCTTTACTGCGCTTGAATTATCAATGAAAAATCTAGACATTTTGAGCACCACCAATATATTTTAAATAAAATTCTAAATGATAGTTAAGGTTCATAGGATTATCAATATATGTAATCTCATAAGCTTTACCATCAATAACCATGCGTGAATTTTCCTCAGTGATTTCTATTTTTTGATAGTCACAAATAAAAATGTGTGTCGACTCCACAATTTTAGCATTGTAACTATACTGAGCATTTCCGCTTTGTAAATCTAAAAAGCCTTTAACTTTAATGTAATCAACATAACTTTGTTCTTTTTCACCATACTCATTTTTCGTTGTAAATAGCTTTTGAATTGTCGCAATTGTATTGCCATCAATTCCAACCATTTAATAGCTCCATTCAATGTATGGCTTTAAGAATGTTAATAACTCACTAGGATAACCAATAGATGTATTGCTTTCATTACGTTGTATATAGCTTACTGAGTGCCTTGAAATGCTTTCACTAGCAACACCTTGTTTAACTGTTGGTTTGACGTTTAAATCATAGTTTAAAAGCTCCACACAACCTTCTACAACATCCATAGGATAAGATACCTTAATAATGCTCATGATTTCATTATTCAATATCAATTCACTATCCAAAACAATCGCATTGTCATAGATAGATTGAATTGTATAAAGTCCATCATTTACACCACTGTTATAGATTTCTACTGTATCACCTTCCTTAAATCCGACAAATACATCTTTATATGGGATTAAAACATTGCCATCATAAATACATCTTGCCTTGATAGGTTTTAAATAGAATCCATTCTCTGTGTAGGCTCTCACTTTTTGCTCAATCGCACTCAATCTTCTTTGCAATACTGCTTGGTTGTATTTAGAAAAATCATAATCTGAAAAATCTGTTAATAAATCATTTACGCTAATAATCATACTTTCACCCCTCTTTATAAAAGGGAAAAAGCCTTAATTTAATAAGGCTTAAACACTTTTAGCTAGTAATGTTTTAGCAATTACGATTTTCTTTTCGTTTGTAACTGCCATAACATAAATTTTATCACCTGTTACTTCTGTTTGACGGAACTTAGATTGACGTTCTGTTTCAACATTTGTATCACGTTTCAAGAAACAAGTTAATGCCTCTGTATCGTCCTCTGTTTCGCTATCTCCGTTTAACTTAACAATTGGGTTTGCATAGTACTTAGCAGCAACTGCTTTTACTTTGTCACCAACTTTTACGCTAGGGAATGTTTTTCCTTCGTATGTTTTTAAGGTATCATCCGTTACTTCTGTGCCTTCTTTTGCATCATGTACATATTCAACTAACATAACCTTTTTAGATGGAATGATACGAGTATTTGCAATTGTTCCAATTTCACCATCAACCATTACATTACCTTGGTATTTATCTTTTGAAATAAAGTTAGGGTCTAAACGTAACTGTGTTACTTGGTGAGGGTGTACCCACATTACTTTATCTGTGTTCTCTTCTTCGTTAAACACATCAATAGCATTTACTAATGTTTCATAGCTTAATACATCTGTTGATGTAAAGAATGTTTTTGTGTCATACAATTCTTCTAATACATCATTATCTAATTTTTGTGTAATAGAAGTTGCCATTTGTGATGTTAATGTTCCTTGAGGGTTTCCATAACCACTTAATACCGCTTCGTCCGTAATGATTCCACCAATACCAATTTTCTTAACTGTGTGTTGTTCTGTACTTACTGATAATTGACGAGTTGGGATTTCTGCACCTTCTGCTACATCCACTGCATCACCGATATATCCGTATTTTGGTACTGTGATAGTATCACCACTTTGTCCTTGTAAAGTAGTATCTAATTTCACGTAAGGCATGAAACGTACTTTCTTTTCTACCTTTGCACTAATCATCTGTGCCATAACTTGAGGGTTAATCAAGTTAGCTAACTTTGTTACTAAATCTGCCATGTTTTTATTCTCCTTCTTCTCCATTTGCTAGTTTTTCAAATAGCTCTTTATTCTTTTGGAATAGTTCATTTTTTTGGTTGTAATTCATCTTGTCAAATTGCTCTTTTGTGACCCTGTCTTTTTTGTCATCATTTGGCAAATCAATCTTTTCAACAACCTTTTTTGCCCCATTTTCAAAATGTGATGGGTAGGCTTTCTTTAAGCCTTCAATAATTTCATTTGTGTTTGTGATTTCACCATTTTCATCGTATTTGACTGCGTTATCATCTTTTGAAAGTTTGAATAATAAGTAATCAATATCATCTGCCTTTGCTTTTCCACTCAATAAAGCAACTTTTAAGTTGTTTTCACGCGTTAATTGAGCATTATTTGCTTTTAATGATGAGATTTCGTTCTCATACTCATTGATTTTAGCTTGTAACGCTCCTTGACCTTGAGTCTGTGCTTTTAAAGTGTTGATAAGCTCCATAGCTTTCTGATGTTCTGCTTTTTCTGCCTCATAATCACCTTTCATTTTTGAATAGCGTGTATCAATGTTTTCTTCTTTTGTAGTAAAGATTTTGCTAGCTTTCATCTTTTCCATAAATTCTGATACTTTTGAGTCATCTGCCAAATATTCTTTTAGTAAATCTTCTAACATTTCTAATTGCTCCTTTTTCCATACGCTTTTATACGTGGTCGCATCACGTTGGTTAATTTGTAATCACCTTTTTACCTCTGTGGTGAGGTAGTTTATTGTCATTTCGGACATATAAAAAAGACGTTTTAAGCGTCTTTAATATCGTTTAATATAAATACTTACAAGTATTAAAAAAGTCGCTAGAATCCACTCTATGCGACTTTCACAATGTTTTAAGCCTTTGTTTTAGTTCTTTTTCTTTTTGGCTTTTCTTCTTTTTCTTCTTCTTTAGGTTCTTCTTTAACTTCTTCTTTAGGTTCTTTAATTGCATCTGCAAAGCCATAACCATTTGATAAAATTTCTTTTGCTCTTTCTTCTTCAAACTCTACAATGTCACCTTTTTTGTAATATCTGCCATTGTACTTATCTTGACATAAATGTTTAAATTTTAATTTCATTTTAAATAGCTCCTATCTTTTTTAATCTCTTTTCAAAATCTTTAAATGATTCATCTTTATTAAATGTTTCATCTAACTCTTTGTAATATTCCGCTCTTTCTTTTAGCTTGTCTAAATCATTTTGACCTAGCGCCCATGTTGCACGTTGTAAAAGTGCGCATCTGCAATTGCATACTTCACTAGCGTTTCCATTGGGGTCACATGGGTACATCAGACCGTTTGAAAAAGGTTCATCAACTTTTCTGATTTCTTGGTCTACCATTCTATGACTCCAACGTGTTCGACCATCAAGTGTAGCGTCCCACTGTTTTGTTATCTTACATCCGTTTGCCTCTGCCTCTTTCTGACAATTAAAACTAGATGTATTTAATACTCTGTGACCTTCTGTTCTAGCAATCAAACTTGCACGATTTCTTCCAATAATACACCTATCATGTATTTTCTTAGCCACTTGAATACTTGACCAACCATTCGCAATACCTCTTGATATTTCAAAGTTGATTTCTTTTGCTAGTTTCTTTTTATCAAGTCCTAGTTTTTTATAAATACCACTTGTTAACTTTGTTTCTTTTGTTATTGCCATTGCCATTTGGTCTTGTTGAATAGGCAATATAAGCGGTATGCCTTGCTTTTCTAAATCATATAGAACACCATACCATCCGCATTCATAACACTTTTCTAAATAATCCATGATTGAATCATAATCATTGATTTTATTAAGTGCATCTTCAACTTGTTTCAGTAAAGCTCTTTGATACTGAATCTGCCATACTTTACTTTGTATGTCTGATTCCTTAGCTTTCTTCATTTCCTTCATAAGTCTTGCTATCTTGTGACTTATGTCTGACTCTGCTTTTCTATAAACCCTTTTGATTTCTTTTAATACTTCTTCTTCGTCTGCAATGTTCTTTTGAATATATTCCTTTTGGTATTTATTCATTTGACATCACCACCTATTCACTAGGTTCTTGCATAATATCATCTAATTGGCTATATGCCTTTTGTGTTTCATCTTCAATACTCATAGGTTGTGGCAATTTATCTTTGATTTCATTGTAATCAATATCTAACACTTGGCATATATATTTAACCACTGTATCTTGGTCTAGTGTCTGAGCTAGTCCTAATAATGTATTAATCTTGATTTGATTTGTAGATGCTTGAATCTGTTCAATCTGTGCATTGTCTTGAGCATTTGTCATAACTTCACGCTTGAACTCAACCCATACATCACTATATGTATATGATGTATTATTTTGCTCGTTAATCTCATCTAATACCATTTCAATAACAACTTTCATCATTCGTTTTAACTGAGCCTCAAGCTTTTTACACTTCATTTCTAGTAAAGCGTACTTTGATTTCAAGTTATAGTTTGTTATATTTCCATCACCAATAGTATTTGTGTTCAATCCCATACCGAAACGATAAATGTTTTTCTCATCTTCATTCATCTTTGCTACACGTGCTTGATATGGTACGTTGATTGTCTTAATGTCAAAATCTCCACCTTCACCTACTGCTAATTGTTTCTTTACTTTGATACTTTGTGTTAACTCATCAAGATTATTACCATTGTAACCTTTAACAACATAAATACCTTCCGCAACATCTTGTAAGTTGTTTGATAAGCCACAAGCCATTAAATCATAATCATCAATTAAATCTTTAACAATATATAAATCTGATTGTCTGCGCCTGTTGTTATCCAATCTTACAAATGGAATACCTTTAAATGTCTGTTGATATTTAACATTGTCCTCATCATAAATGATGTGTGGTCTTGGATTGATTGGCTCGTCTTTATCAAGCTTGATAGTGCTATCTATCATCTGATAAAAATAAACCTCTTTATCATCCCATACTTGAATCTTAGAAATGATTTTGTTCTTTTCTGTTTTCCAATAATAATGATAAATTACATGGTCTTTTTCATCACTTGCATATTTGCTTGGCACTTCAACCACATTTAAGCCATCCGCAAATTTGAAATGTGACCTAAAATCATCACCCATTTGTCTATAAAGAAATGAATCACCTTCAACCTTTGTATATGTGATAAGGTCGTTTAATTCCATTCTGAACTCATCATCAAAATACTTGTTTAACTCTGCTTGTAACTGTGGAACATCTGACTTAACAAGATAATCATCACCACTTAGCATATACTGTGAGCATTGGTCTACTAGCTCTGTAAAGAATGGATGTGATATTTTAATGTTTGACCTTGTATCATCTTCAACCATTTCACCTTTTGAATCAACATAAAAAACTTTATAGTCTTTAATATCATGCCTACCTTCGTAGTAGTTCAATGCCTTTAGGCTTTCTTGCCTTTTCCATGATGAAATATTCTCATCCATGAAATATTTAATCTCACTTACTTTCAATGCCACTTTATCACTTCCTTTCTTAGTAAAGCCATTTCCTTTTACCTTTATATTTACGAATCATACATGATGCACTATCGGGACTATCGTCATGTTGCGCATTCTCTGTATAGTCTAGGATTTCATTCATGTAATCCATGTCTGTATCTTCAAGCCATATAATATCGTTCCAATACTTACGTAAATATGTTGATATTTTAATGAACTTATTCATGTTTTCTGAATAGTCCTCAACATACATACCTTGGTTTCTTAATTCCTTTGCTAAATAGCCTTTATCTGCGTTTCTTTCGCACGAAATTGAACCCACCTTATATTTATCTTGTAAAGCTAAAATCTCGCTTAAACAATCATCTACGTGCTTATTCCAACGCTTACCCAACATATAGAATTTATCACCCACAAATTTACATATTGTATATGCCGTGCCATCCTCACCACCATAACTTGCATCAATATGTGATACACCATCATAAATAAGTGTTTCATCTGATGTAAATTTAGGATTTGTAAATAATGCGTCTGCATCTGCAATATGTTTTAATTCATAGTTTGCGCTAAATAAACTTGGTGTCATTGACTGCCTAATCTGTTCTAAATCTTCTCGATTGATTAATCCAGTTGTATAACAATCATATGTTATCTTGTTTGGCATTTTTGTTGCAATACAATCTTCTTTATGCCATGGTGTACCTGTATTGAAAATCCTTCCGCCTCTGTTCTTAACATTCTGCAATTCCATGTAAACATTCTTAACTCTTTCACGTTCCGCACGTGATATTCTGTCTTTTAAGTTTACAATATCATCAGTTACGACAATATCTGCGTGTTTACCTGTCAGCGAACCGCTTGAACCAATCCCTAATAACTGAACCATACCTTTTGTGGATGTATTTAAAGATGTATCTAGCTTGAAAGATGTATCTTGTGTGAACTTTATCTCACATCCATACAATCTCAATGCAATAGTCTGAAAAACACTTGTCTTTAAAAGGTTACTAACTTGCTTTATAACCTCAATCACATCATCATCTGTTTTTCTTACAAATATGATTGATTTGTAAGGATATAAAACAATAGTCAATGCAAATGCTATTGATAAACACGTGGTTTTATATGAACCACGATGTGCCAATAATGTAAATTCATCTGAACCATACACCATTTTTTTTAACCATTCATTGTGCAATTCTGTTAAATCTTTGAATCCACACAACTGACCTATCTTATATGGTTGATTCCTTAAAAGACTAATTAGTTTCTTGTCCATTGTCCGCTACACTGTCAAGTAATCTGTCTAGCTCCTTGACTTTATCATCAATGTTGTTGTTCACGTTAACTTCCATAACACGTTCACCAATGATTTCACGAATTACATTTACTGCATTGATATTGCCTTTCATAGCTTGTAAATAAGTCTTTACCACCATAGCCATTTGATTGTCCATATCATCTGAATCAATGCCCATTCTTTCAAATTTAGCTTTAGCTTTATCATCTGTAAGTGGTAGACTTAACAACATTTCCATTTGCTCTTTTAGTGCTTTTCGTTTTCTCACATTCCTTGCATATGCTTGACCACCTTTTTTTCCTATTTCTCGTGCTCTTTCCGGGGTCAATGGTTTTAAGTTACTTTCATTTGCCATCTAATCACCACCTTTACATACTGCTCCAATATGCGCTATGTCTATTCACACCTTTTTTAGATGCTCTAGGACTTAACGCTTTATCTTGTGCTAATGAATCCTCTTTATTTCTCTTCTTTTCTTGATTCAACATAGCTTTTGTTACTTTTGTAATACTTCCACCGTTCTTTTTCGCATTATTTATCAACGTTTTAATAGTCATGCCTTGGATTGGTGTTAACTTATCATATCGTCCGCCTTGAGGGTCTGAATGTTGGTATACTGTTCCAT